AGTGCCAGTGAAGTTTCGGTCATCACAGTCTGTGCCGTTGTAGTTATCTCGGAACCACTGAGCCTGAGTCTCATCCATCGCTAAATAGATTTTGTGACAGCCATCAAAGGCAATACATTTTGCGTATTGCACTTCTTCACGGACATCTAGCCAATAATCTTCCATTGTTGTTGTAGCCATTGTGTTTTCTTCTTTCTGTTGGGTTGGTTATTGCTTACACTTACATTGTAGGGGGTTGTATCACAGTTTGCAACCTTATTTGTCAAATACTTCCTCATCGTGCCAACGATAAGACTCATTTTCCTCAATTACTTCTTCTGAGGGTGTACCCATTATTTGAAGTGTGTGAGGGTCGATAATTCGGAAACACCTCTCACATAGGCAGTGGTTGCAGTCCATCGTGCGAGTATCTTCTTGTCGTGTGCCATTTTCTTGACACGGCGAGAAACCCTCACTGTCGGGAGTATTGCCGCACTTGCAGACCCAGTAATCACTACTTTGCTCAACGATGTAGTCAGAAATAGTTTCCGGCGGCGCAAGAAGCATGTCCGTCCAGTCTGGTTTATTTTCCATTCTTAGCCGCCCAGTATGCTTTGACTTCCGCCTGCTCGTCGTCTGTGCCGTCCGATAGGGCAATCTCAAACTGATGTAGACCGTTGATGATACGAAAAGTCTCAGCGTCGGCTACGCTGTCCCAAGTGAGAGCATTACGAAGGGCATTGGTTGTGCCACCTCTATCTCCCAAGAGTTTTGCCACGAATCGTCGATAGCCCTTTTCATTGTTTTTTTGTAATAGGTATTGTGTTGTCATGACTTTATTGTACCACAAATAATCCAGTTTTGCAACCTTGTTCGCAATTTCACAAGCAACACTGTCGGGTATTTTATTTGAGACACTTTCTTCTTTTTGTCTCTCTGCCTCTGTCCCAAAAAATGGTGTTCCAGCACTATTTCATTTAAGGAGCGGCCGTTCCCTTGGGCCCCTATGGCCGGTCAGAATCCTTCACGGAGGCGAGCACACCCATATCAATAAAACTCTTTCGCAGTTGCCGCACGTCATCGACAGATAAACAAATGTAACCGGTTACGGTCCAACCCATCCCCTTCCTTGCTTCATGCAGCAGGATTTCTCCTGTCTCATCCATTCCGCGGATGAGCGCGACTATCTGTAGGCCCTTGCCACGCGTCTCCGCAGCGGCGCTAACGGTGATTGGCTTCATCTTCGGCAATCTAGCCCACCCATCTTCCAAAGACCGTGTAGCCGCCTTCTTCGCGCCGCGCCACCCACTCCGTGCCCGGGTAGCGCACCTTGTACTGCTGTGCTTTCGAGTGTGCGGTACGAGCAATATTCCCTGTGCAATAAACAAGCCACTCTCCGGAGTTCTCCCTTAACTGCTCGACAAAGCGCGCAACCTGAAACGGGCTGCCACTTTTAGGAGTTGGCGGCGGACGGAACTGCCCGCAGTGGGGACATTTAGTTTTCATTTGTTGCATATCTTCCTTCATTAAATTAATTAGCACACTCTACCATGCGCCTGTTGTTAAATATCTAGAACGGCAACCTAAACCACCTGGATTTGCCGCGTGCGCAATCATGAACACTCTTTAGTCCGAGTTTGCGGTACATCGCCCTGGTATTCATGTTGGAGTCAATCGCGTGGTAAATACTTTGGTCATCGCCATAATTTTTAAACACATGATTGAGCATCTGATGTTCTTTAATCGCCGGAGCGTTTTGCCCGTCATGTTTCGTATTATTAAACAAAGCAACGTCCGGCTGCCATCCGGTCTCGCTCTCAATGCGCTTCAGGGTGGGAATTGCCCACTTGATGTTGCGAGCCGTGATGAGGATGACAAATTCCGGCCGCAGCAACTCCACCATCCACTTTCGATAGCACTCGTGGTTATCCACGAAGTCCTGAAACCCGTGGTTGCGCATCTCGCCAAAGTTTGACGACAGCGCAACATTGAGGTCCATAAGAACAATCCTGTTGAGTGACTTCGTTTCTGATGCTTCAGCCATTCTTCTCTCGTTCTCTGTCCTCTTTGGGGTCTCGCACCTCCCACACACCGCGGCTTATTTTCCGGAAGTAAGGGGAAGTCTTGACGTAGTTTAGAACCGTGGAGTAGGAAAATCCCGAAAGGCTGACCATCTGTTCGGTGGTTACTTCGGCGTAGGTGTTGGCTTTCGCCCACTCCTCCAGCGCTTTCCACTTGTTGGCCCGCTTCTCAGGCTTCTTTTCTTTTTCTGCCTTTACGAGATGCTGCTTGCCCAGATACTCGCCGATTAAATATTCAGACACCTCTGTCGAGATTGAATACTCTTTCATGAAGCGAAGAACATTGCCGGGGTTTGGCGTGTTCTGCCAGACCTGCATCACGTACAGCCCGCGGATGAGTTCTCCCATACGAGATTGCTCATCGCGCGGAACTTTGGACGCTGTCCCGTGTTTACTCTTTGCTTCACTCCAGATTTTTCTGTTTACTTCATCCACCAAGTCGTCCGTAATCTTCACCAGCCGTCTCCTGCTGCATTGAATACCCCGTTGATAAGTGCAAGTCCGTAGAACCCGCTGTAGTCGGCAACTCCGGCACACATCTCACAAATCCATGCGCCGCCCTGCTGCTCAATGAGCACCGCACGTGGCATTGCGCACGCGTCGCACTCTGACTTTGGCTCGTGTCCCACCGTCACGGTGTAGGTGAGGATGGGGGTTGTTGCTGAGGAAGGTGCACCCGAGTTACGACTGGACCTTTTTTTACGACTTGCCATAGTTGTTTGTATCCTTTCATGAGTTGAATTGGAGTAGGAATTCGCAAGAATTGCAACCATTTGTTAGTGAATCGCAGGAATACCAACGAAGGCATGACCAGCACGAATACCAACATCGGACCGACTATCTCAAACGGAAACTCCAGCGCTAATGCCACTGGAAGAATGAAAAAGCACAAGACCCATATTTTTGACATTGTTACTCCTCTGAAATTAGGTTGGTGTTCATTGTAATCCAGTGGCGCAGGTATGCGGTCATGTCTGCATACATGGAGCCTTCCACCATCGGGTCAAAGTCTCCGCCGAATGATTCGGGGAAATGCTTGACGATGGTCGTCCAGAAAGACTCAAGACCTTTGTCTACGGCCTCTTCCATCCGTGCATCTAGTTCAATACTCATTTGTTTCACCTCCTTCATTGGGTTGTTATCACAGTCTATCATGCTCACGTGCGTGCCACAACCTGAGCAGACTTCTTTTTGGGACGATGGGTCACCCATTACATCCCACTCCACCAGGGCGGTATTCTCGCCTAGTGGGTGCGGAGCATCGGCGAGTTCTCCAACCGGGCACATCGCGGTCATTAACGCGCCGCCTGTTCAAAGACCATGTATTCGCCGGTATGGTCCCGTACGATTCCCGTAGCGCGGGCGTTGTCCACATTGCTGAGTAGTTCGTCCAGTTGACTGATGACTTGCCCAACCGCTGCTGAATCATCCTCACTCATGACATCCATTGTCACCATTGCTGTAACTCGATATTGCTTCATTGTGTTGCCTTTCGTTAGGTATAGCCTTACTACCCATGATAGAGCATGCTACAACCAAAACCAACCTTTTTTCAGAAATATTCTGCCAAGTTGTACTCATATACCTGTGACTCAAAAGAGTTTTATCTTTCCCGCGTTTGTGAAAGTGCGCACAAGCACAATCAAGTATTCCTGCCCCAGGTCCCAAAAAATGGTGTTCCAGCCGATATTGGTTTAATTTGTTCGCGCCGATTCCCTAAACTGTTCACATGACCCGGCCGCGAGATAATCAGCGCAGCCGCCTGTACGCAGCGGAGTGGGAGTGCTTCGGATGGACGCATATGCAGTTCAAAGACTTTCCGGCAACCGAGAAATACCTTTGGAAAGTTTTATCGAACAGATATGTCCAGCGTAAATACCAAATCGCCCGCGACATAAAGTCTGGACTCATTCCAATAAAAGTCTCCAAGGGGGACGGCTCTCGTGTTGCCTGGGCCCGGATACTCCCAGACAAGATGTGGGTGTCATTCCCGCGTAAATGGAGGAACGACTTCACCGTCATCCATCAAGTCGCCCATCTCCTCACGCCGCCCAACGTTCAGGAACACGGAAGAGAGTTTTGCCGAACGTACCTACATTTAGTACTTGTCGTAATGGGCCGGGAAAAACAAAAACAACTCAAGGCCGCGATGAAGAAACACAAATGCAAGTACTCTCACACTCACACCCCGTATAAAAATCCTCTCACTCAGGAGGAAAAGGACATCATGCTCGCTAGACTCCTACGCATCACATATGAAAAACGGACATAAGCGCCTTAAAACGAATCACAAGTGGAATGTTCTCAGAGTAATGCGGTTCTACAACCGGATTGGTCGGGACTTCAACACCCAGACATACATGAATTTCTTCGGGCCAATCGAGCCAGCAGAACATGGTGCAGCAAAACTTCCGACAGAACCGGAAATTAATCTCATCATTCGTAGACACATTGAAAACGGATGGGTGGCACGCAAAAATGGGAATGTTGTTCTCACCAACAAGGGACAACTTGCATTCTTAAAATATGACAAGGATGAACATCTTAAAAAGATGAAGAATAGAGAAAACAGATATGAGGAACACTCTGAGTATTTAAAAACTCTTGAGCGAATCCGCAATCCAGACGGAAGTTACGCGAAAACAAAAATCAAACCGTAAAAAAATGGTGTTCCAGCAAATATTGATTTAATTTACGCCATTTCTTAAAAAAATAACTGCGCGCACACGTCCAATTTCTTAAGCAACCAGACTGTTTTTGTCTAACTACCGACGCTTTTTCGGTCGTGCCGGACGCTTACGCACCGTCTTTTTACCGGCCTTCTTTACGGTCTTCCCATTTTTTGCGCTCGACCTTTTACCGGACCGTGTGCGAGAGTATGCTAATGCGTGCGATAGTGTGGTAGATGTACGGCGTGATGGTATCCGAGGCATACTCAAGTGAGGTGCAATCATCTCCGCCAAAGCATCTGTCACCCTTTCATTGACGTAGTCAATCCCTTTCTTGCGCATGGGGAATGTCTTGGGAGATAACTCTTCTAAGTGTTCTTCGGCGATTTCGTTTATTGCGTTGATGTGACAGTGCATGAGTTCGTGAGCGATAGTGCTTCGCATTACACTTGGTGACCACTTCCTCCATGTTTTGCATAAAGAGATTGTTGCGGAGTTTTGTGCGGGCAGTACGGAGATTTCTGCGAATGCGTCGTCCTCACAGAAGTATTTGTCAAATTGAATCTGCCAGTGAGCAAGTTTCATCTCGCCTTGGATTTTTTTGACATAGTCCTTCACCCAGGAGGGGTAACTGGTTTTGCGTGCTTTGAAAGTCGTCATGATTCCACAGTGTAGGATTATCTTCCGCGTATTGTTATGATAGTACCGCGGGTATAGAGGGTGTGTATGATAAGTTTTATGGGGATTGCGAGGTAGTCCTGTGACCATCGAAAAAAAACTAGTAATCAATAAGTCCACCTACGCTGAAACCTTGCTATTTAGCGCCTTGGACTGCCAGTACATCATTGACTGGGCTATCCGGTACGGGAACCCACAGCCAGGCCTCATCCATACCCTCTCAGAAGCGTCAGGAAGCGTTTTAAGGCGTTGTAAGGAGTACACCCTAGACGCACGCGATATTTCCCTTAATGACGGCTCTACGCTCGCCATGCGTGTCCATGGAGCCTTTGCCGAAGCCAATGTCTGGAATCTGTCCTTTCTGGATGTTCCGTCAGTTCGGGTTATGGAGTATCAGGTTGGGGACGGGTACGGGTGCCACACCGATTGGTCGCCTGGAGCAGCCAAAGAACGAAAGTTGTCTATGACCGCTCAACTGTCTTCCCACTACGCCTACAAGGGGGGCCAGGTGGTGTTGTATGCGGGGCCAGAGGATGACTACATCTCTCAGGTTCAGGGGATGGCTACTGTCTGGCCTTCTTGGACTCTTCACGAGGTCCTTCCAGTTGAGCAGGGGGTTCGTTACTCCCTTACGGCTTGGGCACACGGCGAGATGTACCGATAGCGTTTGAACAATGACAATTGTAAAAATTGAAAAATGGGAATATGAACGGGCCTTTGCCGTAGGTATTGCTCGATGTACGGCTCGTTGGGGCTCTATGGATGCGCCACACTACGCAGACAAGTCTCGCCAAGAAGATAACCGTACGGCAGAAGTTGCTGCGGCGCTGTGCGAACTGGCCGTTGCGAAACTTATCAACCGATACTGGCATGGAAGCGTCTGGCATCACACCGAACACCATCTACATCGGGACTTGCCGGATGTAGGTACAAATGTAGAAGTGCGGCGGCTAAGGACTCGGGAGGAGGTTGCCGTAAGGAAGAGGCAGAATTCTCAAGAGGGGCTCGTCATATTTGCGGCGCGGGTTGTCGGCGCCGAAATGCGCGAGGTGGAAGTTCTTGGTTACATCAGCCAGAAAGAAGGCTGGGATATCGGGACTCCATCCGATTACGACCCGGATGCTACCCGGGTAGTACACATATCAAAGTTGCATCAAGTCTCCAACTGAAAGAAAACATATGGCAAATAAAAAACAAAAAGGCATGTTCGGGAAAATCTCAATCAAGGGGGAATTGACTCGCTGCGTCTACATCATCTGGCAGACCAGAGACCCGAATAAGACGTGGTTCGTGAATGTGCCGTGGAAAGACAAAATTATTAGGTGCAGACTCGTGGCCCTGCTTGACCGTCGCCCTCATGAAGCCAACAGCGGGTTTACTCAGGATGCGTGGTCTTTCGAGATTCTCGACGAGGCAACTTTTTTGAAGGTGCAGGGCGGCGGGATTCCAATACCACCCAAAGACCTGTAAGCAGAATTTTTTAGCCTTCTTGGCTTTTGCGCTGACTTTTATTTGTCTTCTTCTTGCCTACTGGGCCGTGAAGGTCATGGGTTCGTAATGGGTCGCCTAGCGATAGTCGGGTTCGGCGCTTTCCGGCTTTGGTTCCGGGAACGACTTCAATCTTTCCGGTGAGGTAGTTCAGTCGTTCGCGTTGCTGCGCACCGCGTGAAACACTTTTATTCTTCTTACCCATGACTAGATTCGCTGACCTGTTTTCTCAATCACAAAACCATCTTCACGATTTATCACTACATAGTGGTAATCGACCAAGTCAAAATACTCTTCACACTTCTCCAATACGAGTTCCGTAGGAAGGGTTGAGCATGTATACAAGTCAAACTGTACGCGCGCTGGGACTTCTTCATCCCAAACGTGAAAAGCAATGTGTGATGTCTCAATACATACAGCCGCAGTAATTCCGCGATTGCCTTCCGCTTCCACATAGTGCGCATGAGGACCGGTGACAATCTTCATGCCGATGTCACTAACTAATTGAGTCAGCCAATCCTTGACTGATTCGATTTCGCGCGGCGGCCGATAGGCCTTGCCGTTCATCAAAAGGTGGTGATGCAAGATTGTTGTCATGAGATACTTTCTTGATAAAGGCGATGTCTTCTGGATGAATAATGTAGTCCAACAACGACCTGTATCTCAGGAAGGATGCCTTTACCCTCCAATTTCTCTTATTTTCGATATTCCACTGCTTACCCAAAAGCGCTCTAATCCTCTCCGAAAACCCTCCCCAAATACCGTGCGGTTCGTATTCCAGCGAATACATCAAACACTTGGCCCGGATGTCGCACGAGCGACAAAGTCCTATTGCTTCGTTTCTTTTAGCAAGTTCATGCTTGGTGTACCGCCCATCGACATGTCGGATAAAAAATATTGATGTGTCTTTGCCTTCGCAGGCTCCGCCACGGGGGAAGTCAATATCCTCTCCGACAATGAACCTATTCAACTTAAGAAATTCGTCCTGCGCAACTTCTACACGCTTTTTGGGAGATGGGGAAAAAGCGTTGTGCTCTCTTGTTTGGTTTTGATTTCTCATTGTTTGCCTTTCGTTGTGTTTTGTTCACCATTACCGTACGACCAAAGGTGTCGTTCTTCCAACATCAAAGTCGAAATTTTGAATACGACGTTCTCTTCTTCGGTAAAAATTCCATTAGATGTACAGAGATAATGAATCTCTGCAGTTGTCAGCATTTCACATTCGCTCGGGTCTAACGCGTGACGCTGAAGGCTTTGAGTTAATACAACCGCAGAGGCGTACATGCGCTGCCAGTACTTAGCGCTGCCGCCTTCAGGACTAAAGGGGATACCACCCTCTTTGAAAACAAATCAATAACGCAGTCCCAAGTTTCTTCAGATGGAGCAGGGAATCCTGCTTCTGCCGATATCTTGGCTCGATACTTTGGCGACATGTTCCTCACATTGAACAAGTGAAGCCCCATGTTTTCAATTCGGTCAACAATCCTTGTTGCTTTATAAAAGCGATTTTGTCTTCGGTATGGGTTTGGTTCTGTATCCAAGGTTTTACACCTCTTTCGTTTTCCAAACCCTACTGCTGTAACTAGGCTTTGCAACTTTTTCAGCCTGCAATTTTTTCAGTTCTTTATTTTCGGCGTAAACAAAAGAATGCGCTAAAGAAACCAAACACAGAACAACAAATAAACAAATAGCGATAAGCCAGCCAATTACGGCAATAGTTATCCACAGCATTTTTACTCCAGTGGCGCTCGGCCACCAGCAATTATTTTTCGTGCAAGCGCTACCATCTGCTGGATGAGCGGTTTGGAAACGGTAAGTTCTCCAGCCATTTCCGAATAAGAAAGACCTTCTGCGTCTGAGCCACCAAATTCGCAGGACTCTTTAATGGCAAGAGCACGCTGCTCAATGATGCCGCGGCGAATCTCTGCTACTGCTGGGAGGAGTTCAAAATGTAGCGCACGCGCACGCTCCACTGGGTCAGAGATTTTTGTAACTTCTTTTAGTTTGTTCTCAATCATGTCCTACTCCAACTCGGTTATTTCGATAGTTGCCTTACTCTCACCGGATATGACAGGTGCTTCGAATATCAGTCTACGCACAGTATCCGGTCCATCGCCAGTAAGCACACCGGCGTCTACTAGGCCGTCAATCATGGCTTTTGCCACGGGGAAGTGCCCACCAGTGTCTGCTAGGCCCCGTTTGTTCACCCGATGGGGGGTGAATCGGACCTCGATTGCCTTCATTTTGGGAATCTTGCGAGCAATAGCAGAAACACAAGCCGCCTCTCTCCACTCCTTCACTTTTTTGGCACGAGTGAAGTGATGCTGAGTCCTTTCTTTGTTCAAGGTCCACATTTCACCCCAAACCTCAAGAACGTGTGTCGTTTTGGAGGCGGCCATTACTTGAACGCAATCCATCCTGCGAAGTTCAGGCATTGCCAGAACCTTTGCACATTCGTGAAACCAGCATCTTTTAACATTCTTTCATTTTCTGAACCACGCAGAGGAACCAGCACACCCTGTAGTGCCTTCCTCTTTTCTTCAATCTGTTCTTCTGTGTAGCCGGAGTCTGATTTGTATGTGTGATAAATGTCAACGAGAAAACCCTGCGAGACGGGACTTTCACCAAGTATTTTCTCTACGACCACAAACGCTCCATCAAAGGATAAACCACTATGTACTTTCTGGAAGAAGTCTTGGCGAACGTCAAGCGGAATGAACTGCGCCGTCAATACAGACGTAATGAGAGAATATTTGCCAGGGGTGATATCAGCAGCCTGCAAGTCAGCGTGAATAAAGTTGACATTTTCAAAATTGCTAAAGGATTCAGTGGCGACGTCAATCATCGGCTTAGAAGAATCAACTCCTACGGCAGTAACCGTCTTTTGATTTGGAAGCGAATTAAGGATTTGGTAAATGGTCTCTCCACGGCTGCACCCAAGGTCCAGTAGGAACGGACTCTTTGTTTTGGTAAGCATTGGATAAGCAACGCGAACAACACAATCTCGCATTGTCGAATAGCCGGGTATCGACCTAGAAATCATGTCCTCAAATACTTTTGTTACCCCTTCATCAAAGGACCACTTGCCTTCAGGTTTGTAATTATCTTTTTGACTCATAGTTGTATGCCCAACCTTTTGGAGAATGCCGCTTTTGCCTCTTCTGCCATGCCAAGTCTCCTGCCTTCTGGGTGCGGGACATTAAATTCAAACTCGATAGCGGCACGCAATTCGTCGGCTTCAATTTTGCGGGCGTTGCAACCAACCGCCTGAACAAGTCCGTTTTTAGCGGTCAAGAATGTCAGAACTTGTTTATAGCCATGGGAAATAAGATTGCCAAACTCAGTTTCCGTGTGGTACTTCTGGACCTTTGGCTTTAGGGCAATATCGGAAATGATGATTCGGGGTTCGTAGTCAAGGGCAAAGCCATTGCTCGAAGTGTCATGCCCCTTCTTTAAATCACCGCGCGTGTGATTGAACCAGCGGTCTGACTCAGTACAGATAGCAGCCGTATGGAGTTTTGTATAAGGCGACGACAGCGCGGCGACAATGGCGATTACGTGTTTTCTGTCTTGCAGGAAGGGGATACTATTAAAGACCGATGCAATAAAGATGCTGTCCCACTCGGTGCCATCTGCAACTCTCTCAAGAAACTTTGCAGTAAGTTCGCGAGCAGCGTCAGTATCAATGTTCTCGTTGTCTCTGGAGAGAAAGAAAGGCTCAAACGCAACTGCGTCAACTCCCATTTTCTTGAGAATATCCGTCTTATCACATAGCCCAGCGCCAAAATCAATAACGTGATTGCCGTAATAATCTTTCCACAACTCGACGTGACGGGGATTATTCAGGTCAAAAGCCCCATTACGATTTCCGGAATTAATAAAGTGCCTCAAAAAGTCTTCAAGAAAAGTAGGGGTAAGAATCTGGACTCTTTGATTTTTTCTCCGGAAAGAGTTATAGCGCAATAAATCTTCGTATCTTTCCTGGATGTTGTAGTCCATCGTCAGCAAGTTCATCATTGCCCTTACCTCTTCTGCGACCTCAGGAGATACAATTACCGCATTGACAAAGTCTTCGTTATTAGAAACCGCATAGGTCAATCGAGCAAGCCCATTGAGGACCTTGTAATCGGTCGTGCAGATAACAGGCATTTGCGGAAGTCCATTTGTTTTCAATTGAGCGGCCATCGCAATTGCGTGCTGTTCGGGCCATTTGCCATTTATCTGGATAAGCCGAAGAGAGGACACTGGCTTGGTCTTCATGATTGGGTACCACTCTGGAGTATCCAATGGGATATCCGGAAGCATCTTAATTTTTTCTAAGTCTCCCAGTTTTGTCATGAGGTCTTCTTTTAAATCGGCAGTAGAAAGAGTTTTATACATATCATTTGTCGCGCGATTGTATAAAACGTTTATTCCCATGCGTCTTTCAATCTTGAATGTTGGAACGCGAACAACCGGAATCATCTTGGCTCCCATATTTGTGGCGACCATATGACGTTGGTGCCCGCTTAATATTTCACCATCTCCATCTGCATAAATTGGTAGCAGCCAACCAAACTTACGCAGCGACAGTTCGACCATCTCTAGCCGTTCCTTGTCTGCTTTTCTTGGGTTATACGCAGATGGACGCAGGTCTTCAACCGGAGTTAATACTGGCTTCATTACTCTCCGTTTGCTCTACGAGGGCTGACTTTCTTTGAGCGTCGCTGACGAGTGGAAACCCATGCATCGTTTTGTATTTCCAAAAGTTGCATAATCCCGGCACAAACTTCTTCGTATGAGAAGCCAAATTCAACAAAAATTGACTCTTCCCAATCCTCGTAGAAGTTTGGAGCCATCTTGAATTCCCACTTACCAACGATTGACGTTACATTTCTTGGCTTGTCATTCTTTTCTTTGACTGGCTTTTCCTTAATTCCCCAACCAGCGACCTCATGCATTAAGTCATCAAGGTCGTCGCCGGTATACCCAGTTCCCTCAAATGCGGGGAGTGACTGAAGTATTTCGGCCAACTCCACATGGTCATATGAACCCATGTCGGAAGTTTTGTTATCAACCAAAACAATCTTTGCTGCTTCTTCGTCGTCGCAGTCAACAAATGTTGCCGCGATTTGCTTCCACCCCAAAGCCTTTGCGGCTTTCCAGGTGTGATTGCCGACAAGAATTGAATTATCTCGCTTGTTGACGACAATCGGTCTGAACTGTCCGTTCTTGCTTAGCGACTCAGCGATAAGGCCAATATCACCCTGACGAGCGTTCATTGGATATGGGAACACACTGTTGATGTCCACGTTTTCTGTAGACAGCATAACTGAGTGCATTTGCTGTCTGTCAATGTTTCGCTTTTGACGCTTTGCGCGTGCCTTCTGTGCTGCTATCTGAGAAACATCAGATAGGCGCAACCTCTTTTTCAATTCTGGAACAACCTTGTCCTCTTCGCCAACTTTAGAGAGGACACTTTCGGCCCAGTCTTTGTAGACATCATCATCAACCAGAACTCTGTAACTTCCAACACACACACGGATTTCCTTGCCGACAGCACCGGTACGGTCCTTGTTGGGTGCTTCGAATTCTCCAGTTCCATCAATCAGCGTCTGCAACTGGTCAATGTCGACCTCGTTGAAACCAGTGCCATCTAGTGTTGGCAGAGACTGCAACAAGTCCAAAAGTTTTGAATCATCGTAAGAAGACATATCCGATGTTCTGTTGTCGGCCAAAACAATTTTTTGTGCACCGTAGTCATCAACATCCACAAAGGAAACAGCGATGTGCGTCCAACCCAGGCTTCGTGCAGCACGCCAAGTGTGATTGCCAGCAAGAATCATGCTGTCCCGTTTGTTCACGACAATGGGTTTGTATTGCCCATTTACTTCAAGTGACTTTGCTATTTCGTCAACATCACCGCGTCTTGGATTCTTTGGATAAGGTTTAAGGCTTGTAATTTCTACAATTTCTGTGTTTACGTGAATATTGTCCGACATGAGGACAAGTATAGTTCACGTATTTAATTGCGAGTGGAAAGGGACGCCTTGATTTGTGCGATGATTTTTGCTATCTCTTGCCTGTCCTCTTCTGTTCTAGGTTTTTCTAAAGCCTTTTGCTCTGCCTCACGGCGCTCTTTTTCCACCCAAACCCGATGGCTATGCAAAGGAGAGATGGCCTCCCTAAATTCTGCCCAAGAGGGAAAGAATTTGCAGTGGTCTTCAATCTTCTTTACGGCTTTTCGCGCATCTTCAAAATGAAATGTCAGAAGGTTATTCTCCCAACGGCGAACCTCTTCGACAACGAGGTTCTTGGAAGGGAAACAAACATTGAGTTCCGCAATGATTGCGTCTGCTTGGTCAGGAGTCATGGCGTGTAGTTGTTTCTCCATTGACTTGGAGAGTGAGTATCCTCAACTGACTTTTTATGTTCCTCATCCTGGTAAAGACGAATCATGTGGACGCATGGGTCGCCAGTATCAAACTCTTGACCTTCTTCATCGGACATCGGAAATCCATCGTGGGTATAGCAGACTGGTGGACCACACCATCCATGGCCTATTCCGAAAGCCATCCAATCGTCAAAAGACGTATCGCCCGGAATCTGGTTACGCCCAACTCCAAGAAAATTCTTTTCGGGGTCATAAAATGACTCAGACATTCAACTCACCTTTCACTGTTGTATTTTCTAACAGACGTTGTTCTCTTGCTGCCTTGATTGCATTCCATCCCTTTGGCACAACACCACTGAGGCCGTTCATTGGCTGTCCTTCTGGGTCGCACTCTGACCATCTGTTGACTAGCGCAGATGGTGTCATTGTGGCATTGGGAAACTTCTGCTTGTACACGGCGGCTCTGGCTTGAATTTGCTCCGGAGTTGCGCTGCATTCATTAAGCACCCTGACCATTCGACCGTACCTAGAAGCCTCAGAAGAATTCACCTTGTCCGGGTTCACACCACACACCTGAAGAAGTGTGTCCCATATCGGATTGCGTTCTCTTTTTGCCAAAGATTTTCTCTTCCTGTCAAAACTTGGGACCTTGCTTCCCGAAGAGTTTTGAGGAGCATCACTTTGATTTGTCACAATTTTGTACACGTTGGACGTGCCGTGTCTTTTAAAAATTGCCAACTCTCCTAATTCAACAAGGTCCTGCAATCTTCGTTTTACGGTACGCTCTGAGACGTTGGCTTTTCTTGCAATAACACTGATACGAGGAAAAGCATCTTCTCCGTCACTATTGCAGTGGTCAGCAATGACAAGCAAGATGAGTCGCTCAATGCCTTGGGCTTTTGAGTTTTCAAACACCCACTCCATAATTTTGATTGACATTAATTCCTCACCGACTTGTAAGCGATTGAAATAATCGCCAATTCTACTTCCTTGTGCGTATAGGTTGTTTCAGAACTAATGCCGTGAATAGTGGGTGTCCTCTTTGCGTTTCTTAAAAACTTCTTAACATTTTCCTCAATGACAATCGGGCTTCTTTTTCTTTGTTTTGAACTTTCGGACAGAAAACCTCGCGCCCTAGCGGCCATAATGCGCTTAGCCATTGTCGACACGGGGATATTGAAAGCCTTTGCTAGGCCCTCCTGTACTGGCACTCCACGCTCGTGCAGTTGCCAATACATGACAGCCAGGACTTTCAATTCTTCGTCAGTGTGTTCACGCCCACTGTGTGGCTCAACAACGTGTGTATTGTTCATTGCTTCTTCTTAATCGATACTCGCTCGGCTTTTTCAACTTCACAAAAGTCATCTGGGTTCAATCCCGGAATCATTGAGCGAAGCGCTGTTACTCGCCAATCCCTGATTGCTGCAGTACTAATCAAACTCTCTACGACTGCATCAATTAGCGGCTTTGATATGTTTGCCAAGTCAACAACCTCTCCAGTGTTTGGGTCAATAACCATACCGGATGAACGAGATATTGCCTTATTTACTACAGCCTCCACAAGGGTTGCGTGTTCCCAGTTTTTGCGTGAAGAACTAAATTTTCGCTCACCAACAAAACTTCCAAACTCAATAATTTTGTCGCCGTTCATGCGCATGTGTTCAGTTAGAAGAACATTTAATCGGGTCTCCGAATCGCGAAGTGCCGCTTTGATTTCGGCAAAATAGACAAGCCCGTAAAAAACATCTTCTTGATTGAATTCGTCTGTTTTGTTTTCGAGCCCGTCTACTGCGTTTTTGACGTTAATAGCAACTTCATCGAATGCCAATTTTAGTGCATGATAAATGTTCATTTCGAATCTCTCCAAACGTGTAGTTTTAATCCTGGTTGATTCATGTTTTGGCTGGATACAACTATGGAATGAACGGATGCATTCCATTTTTCTCCAGCATCTATTTTGGGTGCCAAAATCAAAGCGATTAACCGTGGCAAGTGGCCAAGCATTCCCGAGTTTGCATCAACGCGTATTGCGTTGGTATCAAATTCGTTGTCTGGCTCTCTCACCAAAGTGCATGGAGCATTCATCACTGCAGTGTCTTTTGCAAGGGAGTAAATGTTTTCGGGATAGGAATCCACGAAAGAAACCCCTACAACTTTTGTGACGAACTGATTTGGCATTTTTCCGTCAGCCTCAGACGTCATTCAGTTTCCGACGCTGCCTCAAAAATTTGAACAATTCTGTCGTACTCGTTCTCATCCAACTCAGCGGGCCATGATGTTGGGTCGCCTAGTTCCTGACGAACAACTTCCTGAATCCGGGGAGAGGAAAAATCGTACATTGACTTAACTGCCATGATGTCAACCATGTTGGTTTCCGACTTTTTTTCTGAGCGGATTCCTTCAAGTGTGATAATCAGAGTGTTTAACTCCTCTTTCGGCATTGGCCACTGACGGTTATTGAGTTTTTCGTGAGCATCGCGAAGTGCCTCTAGGTCGTCAGGAGAAAGGTCGGAACATGACTGCTTAAAGCGATGATGTGCTTCCTCACGCTCAGTATCCGAAGGCCAACCAATAAGCGGCTTAATCGGCTGCTCTTTGGACTCCACCTGAATCTTGGGCTGAGCAATCTGCACACCAGCAACAACCGACTTTGACTCCATTACTGGAGCAACATTCTTTGGCTGTGTTGGCGATGCGCTACCAGTGGCCTCACGAAAGCGCATCCAGACCTTAAGGTCATTCATGTTGTCTGGGTATCCAGCCTTCTTAAGGGCACGTCCCATTGCCTTTGAGCACAGGACATTCCATGAGTCGGTATCTCGACCTTTGGCATCAGAAAGGGTCTTGTAGCCAACCATTGGGCGGTCATCGCCTGAATGCCGTGTGATTGTGGCGATGCAAACCTTTTCGTCTTTCTTGTGGAAAGAAGAAGGGATTCCTGCTTCACCTGCAGTGCCTTCGGAAAATTCAACAGTGGCATCTGGCCAATCTGCCTTGAACATTGCCCACCTGAGTGAGGTGGAGATGTAATCGTCAAAGTTTATGGGCATACGCCCTCCTAACTTGTTTGTGGTTTATTCGGTTAATGACACTATACAGGTGATTTTCTAACTTTGCAACTTGCCTGCATCAAAGGTATTTTTCGCTTGGCTTTGGGCTCTCAAGGCCTGGATGGTGGCTTTGAGAATGGCATTTTCGCGACTTAGGTTGGCGATTTGTAACGCAAGTTCTCCGACTACGACGTTGATATCTGGCTGTAGATTCATGTTCCTACATCCTCTTTCTCTGCATGATTATACCATTTTACTGCAGCGTAGCGGATTCCGCGAGTTATCGGCGAGACTGAATGCATGTATGGATAAGACGAACCAAAAAACACCACTTTTCCAGCCTTTGGGACAATCCTTAAATCAAAATGCTCAAATACAAGGTCGCCTCCAGAGTAGTCGTCATTTAAAAACATCGAAACTGAGAGAACGCGGGGGAATTCAGCACAATCATCAAAGTGTTTATGGAACATGTTGCCTTTTTCGTATCTGACCAACTGCCAGTTGACAGAACTTAGTTCTTTTACGGAATAGATTTTTCTATATTCATTAAGCATTGGCTTGATTCCAGTCTCCAGCGACTCCCACAACCTTCGGAGTGGGTCCTGTGGATGACAAGATTCTGAACCATCGCTAATAAATTTTGTATAGCAGCGCCTTGAAAAGCGGTCAATACCTGCTTTGCTTTTAATTAAAACTTGTCCTTTTTCCCACATGGCGAAAGTGAAGTTGTGCGTAAGACCCTTAAGAACACGAGCCGACTCTTCCGAAAATTGAAATTCAATTATTCCAGGGGCAAGAACTTTTGTTTCCAAAATTGACATATCAACAAGTTCCGGCTCGGAGTTGACATGCTCGCCACAAACACTGTTATAAATACGCAACACATGCCCATAATCGTGACACGAGCAAATCGGTTGCTCAAACGGAGGGTCGGGCATGGGGAGAAACCTATTTCGATTAAAATATCGAATGTCGCCGTCGGAGCCATATTTTGTCATCCCATTTGTTTCTTTTTGAATCCAATGAGATGCTTGCGTAAAATGAAGAAATAAAACTGTTGTGAAAACGCTTTCGTCGTCTGATGGGTATGGCGGTCGCGCATGCATGTGTTGTTGGCCAGCAAAAATCATTGCACTATTTTTTTCTTGGGTAAATTCTTTACGCTCAACAATTAAATTCCAGTTTGCCGTGTTTTCAATTGCAACGTCTATGGTTGTTTGTGTCCCATTTTGGTCGGTATGTTCCCACAAATTTGGAATACAGCCGTTTTGTATTTGATATCTACAAACGAAAAAGTAAGCCTTTTCAAGCGTGTTATCATTAAATATTTCGCGAGCCCTAGCAACACAGAACTTCTCTATGTCTCCGTCAAAGGAAATTCCAGCATCCCATCGACCAATCATTGTGTGGTATTTCAACCATCCGCCAGGGCCCATTCCTGATGAATTGACTTTTTCGACAACGCGCGCAAACATTTCCTCAGAAAAGAAATTATCAATTTTGTATGGTTCAGCAACAAGGGGCTCGGGAAGTTCAAAATTGATTTTTCCGAGGATTTCAGACATGTTAAACCTTCTCGTACTTTATAAATTAAAGCCATTTGTATACATCACCACTTACCCAATGGACAGATAGCATTACTGAGTTTTGTTTTCATCAACATAATGCATCCGCACTCTTTGCACTGTGTAGTCGCACGTATGTATCTATCGCACTGGGAGCAAATAGCCATGCGCTTAGAGACTGACTCCTCATCAATGCGAAGATTTGGATTAAGGACATGCCAAGGCTTGGCCTGTTTTGTTGATGTTTTTACTTTGTATTTTTCCCAGTTTGACTCAGGCTGGCTCATGTAAACCACCATCAACATATGTCCACCCAATCGCCGCTTTTGGGGTATCTGCTGTAATTTCAAAAAGAACAGGACTGCTCGTCATTGCCGCAGCAAGAAGTTCGTTTGAAATATGAAGCGTGTAAGCAGTTGAGCCACCAACAACGATATCCATTGCCGCTTCCCCTTCTGGAATTGAATTGGCTGCACTGACATCAACAATCGTTCCGGCCTGCAGGGCCTCCCAGATTGGCGGATAAGTGGTGAATGTGGCAACAATCTGCCCGTCAATTATCACGGCAATCGGCTTTCCTGGCGAAGCGCCTTCCGCTAGTCCGCGCTCTGTCGATGGGGTCCATTTGTACCCACAATCTGTACCAAGGTAAGAAAAACCTGATGTTTCCGTAATCATAATACCATCCTATATGTTGCAGTCGTTACTTACGGAGTAAAAATGCCAGAGCAGTCGTTTGGTGCGCTTTGGAACGGCGACAAACAATAGTCCTGACAACAGCAGATTTCGTTTGCGTAGAGGAACTCTGAACAGGTTTGTCCATCATAAGCAGGTGGGTCAACTGGCGAAACTGGGTCAACTGGCGAAACTGGGTCAACTGGCGAAACTGGGTCAACTGGCGAAACTGGGGATGGGGAGCCAGCACACTCTTCAAGACAATAAATTGTTTCCGTGTTGTCATCATGAACAATGCGGGCAAATAATGTAAGGGTATCTGCATCCCAAAAGAATCCGATTCTATCCGTGTAATCATTTGCTTGATATTGAATTCCTTCTTTCCAGACTACTGTTTTTTCAGAATTAGAAAGTGCCCCATCGGATGAAAAAAACTCAAGTTTTTCCCATGTAAGTATGGACTTGCTGCCAATAAATTCGCTTTCGGCACCATTGAGTTTAATCCCAGCAGCATCGTTTCCTTGGCTATCTGTTAGTCCCTCAGCGGTTTCAAGGTTCCCAATAATCATATTTCCAAGGAATGTTCCTCCAAGAAGCAAATACTGTTCGCCAATTTCTAAATCTCCGATTTTTCCTGTTGACGCAATCATGAAACCGGCATTTGTTACTGAAAATGGAGCAGAACCTATACTGGCAGAACCGGACCACATGTCTCCATTTGCCCCAACGTGAAATGAGGTATTGTCAAAACCTCCGATATCAATTGTTGAACCAACAATTTGACCAGCAAAAAATCCGTCAACCGTATATAGGTCGCCAGTCACAGAACTAATTTGAGTTACCAAATCTCCAGCGTTATCAAATGCGCGGAGTCCCGAAGAATCTATAATAATTCGCGGATTGGATGTAGATGTTTGCAGTGTCGGTGCGGTAAGCGTTCCTTGAACCCATGTCCCGTTTCTTACTGTTACTGAGTTAAGTTCTGCGTCTCCAGATGCTTCAATTGTCCAGCCGCTTGTGTCTGCAACATAATTGTTTGAGCGGATTGCTCCGTTGAATAAGACCTGAGCGCTTGCAGAAGCAGTGAAGGAAAACGGGGGGGATGGGACGCCAGATTGACCATTTGTCGTGTACGGCAAAATTGTGAATTGATATTCACGCCCAGGTGCGGCAAGGTTTTCGAATACAGCAGAGTTTTTGTCAGCCGCAACGGTTGTTGAGTGTCGTTCAACAATTCGAGTCACGTCACCCACAGAGGCTGTTCCGGTTGGGATGTCTGGACCTACGTCATCAAAGGTGAAAAATGTTGCTGAGGCACTTGTCAAAAACACAAGTGTTCTGTCAAAGTATTCATCTGTAGTGCCAGTGATATTGATTAGGTCGCCGACATTAAAACCATGCTCATCGTCAACTTCTCCATAAACAATGTTTCCGTCACGGTAGATGTCAACAATTGGATAACTAATTGCTATTCCAACACTGTTTTGCTCTTCTCGGTAAACAATCGCTTCGTAATGAGTAGCGCTTGTGTTGTCTGGGGATTCCCAAGAGGCAACAACTCTGTTGCTCATCCCAA